GGTCCCCCCACCGACTTCGAATCGGTCGGTGAACGAGCGCCGGACCACCGTCCGCCCCAGCGCCCGCTCCACCGCCCCAGTCGCCGCCCCGATGAACCCCCGCAGCTCGTCATCGTCCGCGGTCTCCGTCGCACCCATGTTGAGCTGGGCGCGCGCACCCGCCAGCGACACAATCCCGCCCGGAACCGCGGGCCGGACATCGAAGACATCCGCATACGCGGTCGTCGGGTTCGCCGTGACCATCCGCCACACGTGGCGGCCAGCCTGCGTCGTCGCATAGTCGACCCGTAGCTTGCCCGTCGCTGCGGGCGGCAAGGTCACCGTCGGCGTCACGGTCGAACCGTCCGGCAAGGTGATCGTCAGCGTGGCCGAGGATGGATTCACCAGAGCGTTCGAAGCGTCGAGGACGTCGACCGCCACCTGGTAGATGCCGCCAAGGTCGATCACGATGAGCCCCCTGCCCGCGCCTTCGCAATCGCCGGAATCCCCTGTCGAGCCAATACGGCCGCGCCCGCTCCGCCGTGCGCCTTCCCCAGCGATGGAGGCGTGTTGACGTTGTCGAACTCGGCAAAGTCGGTCACACCGTCCGAGCGGTGAGCAATCAACTGGAACTCGATATTCGCGTCCCCCACCCACGCCGGACTTGCCAGACTGCGGCGGTTCGTCCACGTGAGCCCATCAGGCGACGTATCCCAGTAGATCGTGCCGCCAGCCTCCCGCACTCGCAGCCACGCGTGATCCGGCGCCGAGTACGGGATGGCGAGCGCAGCCGGATCGAAGAAGCCCGCACGGCTGAACATCACCAACTGGCCCGTCAGTGCCCGCAACTCGAAGCCCAGATCGGTGCCACCCGTGCCGCTCTTGATGAGCACCTGCGCCCACGCCTCCGTCGACGCCCCACCCGCCGCAGGCGGAAACCCGCGCAGATGCACGGACGAGTTGGCGAGTGTGTAGCCGGCGGCCGAGCTGTACGCGTTGAAGCCGGTGTCGCAGGAGACGCGGGCCCGGCCCCCGACCTCGCCGTGGATGCCGAAGCTGTTGGGCCACTTCACGGCATCAATGATGTTGTCGTCGAAGTCGTCGGCAAGGGCGGAGATGAGCATCAGTCACCCCTCTTGCCGGTCAACGGCTACTTGCTCTCGGGCTGCGCCTTGGCGGTGGTCCGCTTCGCGGCGGTCTTCTTCGCGGGGGCCGGGGCCTGGTCCTTGCTGTCGGCGGCCACCTGGTCGCCCCCGGGCTCCTGGCCGTCGGATCCGTCGGGGGTGACCGCCCCGGCCGCGGCCTTCGTCAGCCCGCTGGTCCGCGTCTCAACGTCAGCATCGTCGGGCACGGCCGTCTCGACCTCATCGCCGGTGTCGGCGGCCGGGACGGCGAGGCCGGACGCGCACAGGGCCGCCCCCTCGTCATCGGGCAGCTCCATCGTCTCGCCGCGCTTCGGCCACGGAACGCTGTCGCGCGAGCCGGAGATGTCGCCCTTGATTCGGACCTTCACTGTCCTGTCCCTCCTGTGATCAGCGCGGCGTCCCGCATCGCGGCGAGCGCGCTCGTCAGCGCCGTGCGGACCTGCGTGTCGATGGTGGATCCGCCGGACGGGTCCGCGATCGCGGGGCCCCGGCACAGCTGATTGGTGGGCCCGTTGAGCGTGAACTGCGGGCCCCCGGAGCCGCCGGCGATGATGCCCGCCCGGCGCAGCACGCCCAGGATCGAGATGATCGTGGGCCGGGCTACGTCGTCGATCGTGACGCCGCCCGTGGGGTCCGCAATGGCGGGTTGCAGAGTGATCGACGTGGTGGCCGCGTTGTAGCTGTGGCCGAGGTTCAGGCCGGTCGCGCCGCCGAGTACGCCCGCTGCGCGCAGCGCAGCGAGGATCGAGACGGTGGCGGCCCGTCCCTGCGTGTCCGCTGTCGCGCCGCCGCTCGGGTCGGTGACGGCCGCGCCGTGCACCCACTGGCCAGTCGCCTGGTTGAGCTGCTTCGGCTGGGGCATGTGCTCTCCTTCGGATGAGGGGCCGCGCCGTCTGGGACGACACGGCCCCCGACGTCCGCGACCGGTTAGCTTGCACCACCGACGAACGTTTTGACGGCCCCGGTCAAGTCCACCAGGGCGCCGTCCGCGCGCATCAGCGCCCGGAAAGTGACCATGTCGCTGTTGAAGGCGAACTCGTCGGAGCGCTCGAAGCGAATGCCGCCGCCCGCGAGACGAACGAAGTACTGCGACATGTCGCCGAAGATCAGGCTCTTCGCCGACAGCGCGACGGCCGCCACGTTCGGGTCCATCAGGACAGGCTTGCCGAGGATCATGTCCGGGGCGCCCGCCTGGAGACCGGGCTGCCACAGGTACTGGCCCGTCGTGTCCTTGAGCTTCCGCAGGGCGGCGATGGACGAGTCCGCCATCATCCACACCGCGGCGGTGGAACGCCGGTACGGGGCGATCACACTGAAGAACAGATCGATGACGTTGTCGGCGGTGAACGCGCCCGTCACGCCGGTGCCGCCGGTCACGCCCGTGGTCGCGTCGGTGACAACACCACGCGGCTGGCCCGTGCCGGTGCCGGTGATGGCGTGCGCGCCGAAGGCATTGCCGAGCGCCCTGCCCGCCTGCATGGCGAGGTAGCCCTCCAGGTCGACGCCCGTGTCGTCCAGGAGCTCCCTGCTCACCTGGATGAGCGCGCCATACTTGTAGGCGCCGAGCGAGATCTGGCCGAACGTCGGCTCCGAGGTGCCGATCGTGCCGCCCTCGGTGACGATCGCGCCCGAGCTGTGCGCGGTGGTCTTCGGGACCTGGATGGTCTCGCCCGAGTCCGTGTTCAGGACCGTCGCACCGGACTGGAGGATCGCGCTGGTCTGGATCAGGTGCGCGATCAGCCGGTCGTAGAACGACGTCGGGACAGTGTTGCCGCCCGCCGCCGCCGCGCCCTTGGTGAGGCTACGGAAGTCGATCGGCCCCGACGGCTTCACGTCGAAGAACCGGCCGCCGCCCTCGCCCCGCATCCACGCGCGCAGCTCGCCCTGGTCCTGGGGTGCCTGCCCCGCCGGAGCACCGCCCTGGCGCTGGCCGCCGCCGGAGCCGGATCCGCCGCCCTGCCCGCCGGCCAGCCTGTCGAACGCGGCGTCCGCGTCCTTCGAGCGCTGCGCGGTGTCGATCGCCGACTTGATGCGCGCGTCGAGCTTGTCCAGCTCCTCGTTCAGCGCGTCCCACGTACCCTGCTCTTCCGCGGCGAAGGCCCTGTTCTCCTCAGCCGCCTTGTCCGCCAGGCCCTTGGCCTGCTCCCACACGTTGGCGCGGCGCTCACGCAGCCGCTGAATCATGTCCGACATGGATGGACTCCCGTCCGATCGAATTCGATCTCGACCGGAAGCCCTCGCGGTCCCGCACCCCTTGGGGTGCCGGCGGCCGGCGCCTGTGCGCAACCGGCGGTCCGCTGATCCCTCTCCGTGTCACACGCAGCCCGTTGTGTGCTTCACCGCACCCAGCGCGGACACCGACCGGGGTGAGCCCAAGTCGGTGCCGTGACAGTGCAGATACGCGGTCCAGGACGTCATGCCGCCCCCAACTACGGGGGACTTGGTGGTGCTCTGCGTACATGAACCTCGGAGGATCAGGTGTACGGGTCTTCCTTGCGCGCCAGCAGCTGCGCAGCGGCGGCCGGGCCGAACATGCCCTTCTTCGGGGCCCTGGCCGGCGCGGGTCCGTCCGTGCGGACGAAGAACTTGCGCAGTTCGTCAGCCTGCGCCATCGACCTGACCTCTTCGAGGTCGGCGTCGAACTTGGAGGCCAGCGACCGCAGTCCGGCGCTGGTGTCGTTGTAGGCGGGCGTGTTCACCGGGGCGACGTCGACGAGCTGGACGCCGGTGAGACGCCGCAACGGATAGCCCTGGTCGGTGGTCGACCAGTCGTCGCTGACAGTCCGGAACGCGAACGAGCTCTTACGGACGTCGCCACGCTCGACCAGCTCGACGACGTAGCCCATCGCCTTGGGCGGCAGCACGTCGTAGGCGAGCCCGTACTGGTCGAGGGACATGCGCAGCGTGCCAGCCGCAGTCGTGCCGAGCAGCTGGTTGTCGTCGTGGTTGTAGCGGGCGATGACGTCGGGCCAACCGTCACCGCGGGCCTGATTGAAGGCGATCGGGTCGACGACCTCGATGAATCCGCCCAGGTTCTTGGACTGGCGGTTGAAGCTGGCCGCGTAGCCGCCGATGCGCTTCTCGCCATTGTCGGCGCGCAGTTCAGCCTTACCGGTGTCACCGGAGGTGTAGCGGCGCTCGATGTCCACGGTGCCTCCAACGGCGCTCGCTGTGGTGGTGCGCTGGTCAGGCATCTCTTTCCTTCCTGCCGACCAGCCGCAGCCGGTCCTGGTCCTGATTACTGCGGATCGTCGGGGGCGTGATCGAAACTCCGGCCGCGATCGGCAACGGGGTGTAGTCCTGGCCCTCACCGTTGGGCAGGGGCGGCATGTTCTCCTTGTTGCGGATCTCGTCGATGTTGGCGCCGCCGATGAGCCGCTGCTTCTCGTAGATCGACCAGCGGGTCAGCGGGTCGAGGCGGATCAGCGCGTCGGCGTCGAAACGGACGCACTGTCCGCGCGGGGTGAGCATCGACAAGTGCGACTCCACTTTGCTCATCCACGGCAGCAGGGTCAGCTGAATCAGCTCGATCTCGCGCTGCTCCGGACTGCTGTAGGACATCGAACCGCCGGTCTCGCCACCGATCAGCTCCGGCGGCACGCCGTAGATCGCGCCGAGCTGGGTCGCGCCGAGCTTCAGCGTGGCGATGAACTGCGCCTCATACGCGGGGACGGTGATGGCGGTGTAGTCCCAGTCCGCGCCGTGCACGATCGGCTGCCGGGACCGGATTGCCTCGACCAGGCGCGCCTTGATGACGGCGGCGTCCTTCTGGTCGACCGTCTTGCTGTTGTTCTTGAACGTCCCCGGGGGCACGCCGCCGGTGGCGTGCCAGGCCTCCATGTACTCCTGCGCGGCCAGGTTCGTGTTCGCCATCGACGCGAACGCGCCGATCGGCGACAGGCCCAGGATCTTGCCCGGGAGCGTGAACCACGGGATATGCACGATGTCGTTCGGGTCGACCCGGCGTCCGAGGACGTACCAGATCGGGTTGACGAACGAGCCCTCGCCATACGACATCGAGTCGACGACCTGCACCCAGTCCATCGGCAGCCATTCGATCTGCGTCGGGTACTCGTAGTAGTCCCGCGCGGTCACGTAGCCGACGGCGTTGCCCCGGTAGACCATGCTCAGCACGGCCCGCCAGATCCAGTCGTTGAGGTTGCCCTGCGTCGACGGGCTCGCGAACAGGGAGCTGAGCGGCAGACTCTGCACCGTGTTCCCGGTCTCCCGGAACTGGCGCAGCGGCGCGGCCGCCAGGTTGCTCGCCAGCAGCCGGCCCGCCGCGTACACGGGCGCCAGCCGCAGCACCCGGTCGACGCTGACGGACGACGAGCCGGACGGCCCGCCCTGGCTCCAGGGAACGTCCGTGATAGCGCGCTTCTCGATGCTGGAACGCGACTCGACACCCACGAGCCATGCGCCGGCGTCGCGGAAGCCGCGCACCGCGAGACCGAGCCGCCGCCCCCAAGTGGCGCGCGCCGTCGCGCGCCAAGTCCTCGCCGACTGGCCGCGCGCGTCCATCCACGTGTCGCCGACGAGGATCGGTCCCCCGTCATCGGAGGACCGAGACGGCTTCCGCTGGGGCCAGAACTTCACGCGATCGCCTACCAATCCCCATCGTCGGGTTCGTAGTTGGCGATCCAGAAACCAACCCGGCGACGCAGGTTGTAGATGCGCTCTGCGCGGGCCCGCCGCCAGCAAGTACGCCACGGAAGCCGTGTCGGCACGTAAGGCGCAGGCGGCTCCATGCCGGGCGGCAACGGTAGACCGGCGTCGAGCAGCTGCTCTGCCGTCACCGGCACGTATGCGCCGAGCTTCTTCACCTGAAACTGCTCGTAGTCCATGTGCGCCACCTCCCTAAAAGATCGATTCGAGGACGTCGTACTGGCTGCCCTGAAGCAGATGCGATCGGGTCATGTACGACCAGCGGGCCAGCGTCATCGCCACCAGCGGGCTGATGTCGCCCTCCACACCCTTCGTCGTCCACGCGATCGTCTCGCCGGTCTGACGCGTCTTCGCCGAAGCCACCGCCACATCCAGATGCCGGTTCGGGACCACCCGGAAGCTCTCTTCGCGCACGGCCTCGAGTAGCTGCCCGGCAGCCGCAGCCATATCGACCGCGTTCGTCACCGCGAGATCCCCGGCCTTCGGAGCATCCGGATCCTCCGGCCGGTGGAACCCCGCGGCGTCCAAGGCCGTCTCCAGAAACGCGTGCGTCCCGCGACCCATCGCGATCGAGATCGGGCCGAGCGTTTCCCGCAACTCGATCAGCCGCGGGACCAGCCACTTCGTGCCCGGCCGATAGTCCGCCAACTGTGTATGCCCGAGCCCGTCAGCGCGCATCCCGTACACCTGCACTGCGGCGTAGTCCCGCAGCGGACTGATGTCCAAGCCGATCGCCACACCCGATTCGCGGTCCCGCTGCGACCCCGCATCCGCCAGAGCCACCCA